TTATAATGGAGTGACTGCAAATTCTTTAACTGGAATAACTAGAGGAATTGATCAAACTCTACCATTTTCATACTCCCAAGGAACTTCAGTATATAAGTATGAATTAAATGGAATATCTTTGAGGAGAATTAATACAACACATACACTACAAGATGCTACAGTTTTTGATCCCATTGATTTTGATTACTATACAATCAAAATAAATACCTCTCAAAATGGAAAAACCGATGCACTTCCAGATGGTCAAGTTAATAGAAGTGTTGGAACTTCTTTCCCTAGGTTGTATGCAAATGAGACAAAATCAAGAGGGGGATCTTTTATAAATTGCACTCAGAATATTCAGTATGAAATTGCAACTCCAAATATACAAACTACATCAGTCAATGGAACTAATATTACAGCATCAATGAGAACGGTTTCTGGAACTAGTGTTGATGGAGTAGAAAATTCATTCCAAGATAAAGGATTTACTAATGTAAAACTATATGAAAATAATTACTTTGATTCGCCAAGAATAGTATGCTCAAAAGTAAACGAGAATGAAAGATTATCTACACTTCCTGCAAAAAAATCATTGACTGTAGATTTAGCACTGTCAACAAGTAATTCTTACATATCACCAACAGTTGACTTGGATAGAGCATCAGTTATATTTACTACCAATAGAATAAATAGTCCCATTGAGAATTATGCCACAGACAATAGAGTTAGTACTATTGTTGATGATCCATCATCGTTCATTTATGCAACTAATAGTATTCAACTAGAAATTCCAGCAACTTCACTGAAAGTACTTGTTACTGCATATGTAAACACTTTTAGTGATGTGAGAGCTTTATACTCAATTAAGAGTAATCCCAATGACTTATCAATTTTTTATCCTTTCCCAGGCCACTCAAACCTTACTGAAGATGGTAGAGTAATTTCACAATCCTTAAGTGATGGAACTTCCGATAAAAGAATAGTTAAAACAAATAAAATTGGTTACAATTCGGGAGATTTGGAATATAAAGAGTATGAGTTTACAGTAAATAATCTTTCTCCATTTAAATATTTTAGTATAAAATTAATTGGTTCTGGCACAAATCAGGCTTTCCCACCTAGACTATCTGATCTTAGAGTTATAGCATTAGCTTAATATGGCACATTTAAAAGTCGAAGGACACTCAAATTTAGTAAGAGACGAAGACACAAAAGCTATCTTAAATACAAATATGAGCGATTACAATCAATATATGAAATTAAAATCAATTAAAGAAAATGACACAAAAAAAATTGAGGCATTAGAAAATAATATCGATAATATCAAAAATGATTTAGAAGAAATTAAAAGTTTATTGGGAAATTTATTAAATGGATCCAAATAAAATACAATTAGATAACATCAATAAATTATTTGAATATGAAAGGCTATCTAGAGATATAGATAGTATAGACGATATTAATACTATCAAAAATTTTGCTAAGTTGTATATTAAACTATATTTAAAGCAACAAGAAGTAATTTTTAATTTATAAAAAATGGCACAACCATCTACTAGACAAGAATTAATTGATTATTGCCTAAGAAAATTAGGTGCTCCAGTATTAGAAATTAATGTTGCACAAGAACAACTTGAAGATTTAGTAGATGATGCTGTCCAATTTTTCCAAGAAAGACATTTTGATGGTGTTGCTCAAACTTTTCTAAAGTATGAAATCACACAAGAAGATTTAGATAGAGCAAGAGGCAAGCAGGGAGTAGGAATTACAACAGTAACCGGAGATAAAATATATGAATACCAAGAAACAGCCAATTACCTAAAGATTCCATCTTATGTCATAGGAGTCAATAAAATATTTCAATTTGAAGGATCCAATAGCATTTCCAGTGGAATGTTTAGTATAAAATATCAGTTGTTTCTCAATGATGTTTATTATTGGGGATCGACTGAGCTTTTAACTTATTCTATGGTAAAAACATATCTTGAAGATTTAAACTGGTTACTCACAACACAAAAACAAGTTAGATTCAATAAAAGAGAAGATAAGCTATATTTAGATATAGATTGGGCAAGTTTGACAGTTGGTCAAGTTATTGTTATTGATTGCTACAGGGCATTGAATCCAGCAGAATCAACTAAAGTCTGGAATGATTCATTTTTAAAGCCATATTTAACTGCTCTCATTAAAAGGCAATGGGGCCAGAATTTAATTAAGTTTAGAGGAGTTAAACTTCCTGGTGGCGTCGAATTGGACGGAAGACCAATTTATGATGATGCTCAGCGAGAAATTGATATCATTATGGAGAGAATGTCAAGTACTTATGAAATTCCGCCCCTAGATTTAGTTGGTTAATTTATGTTAAATCCATTTTTTCTTCAGGGATCAAAATCAGAACAAGGATTAATACAAGATTTAATTAACGAACAGTTAAAAATCTATGGAGTTGATGTACATTACATTCCAAGAAAATATATAACAAAGAAAACAATCATAAAAGAAGTTATAGAATCCGAATTTGATGGTGCGTATCCAATAGAAGCTTATGTGGACACTTACGAAGGATATGAAGGCGCAGGAACTCTTCTAACAAAATTTGGAGTCCAACCATACAATGATTTAACACTGATCATTTCCAAAGAAAGATTTGAAACTTATATTTCGCCACTCATTAAAGAACAACCTGATGTAGAATTATCCACAAGACCAAAAGAAGGTGATCTCATTTATTTTCCACTTGGTGACAGATTGTTTGAAATTAAATTTGTGGAGCATGAACTCCCATTTTATCAACTACAAAAAACTTATGTTTATACATTAAGATGTGAATTATTCAGATATCAAGATGAACTAATTGATACAGGAATAGATTACATTGATGATAATATTGAACAACAAGGATATATTCAGACATTTGATATGCTTGGTGCTGGAGTTACCGCCACTGCTACAGCTACTATAGTAAATGGTGGCGTAACATTTGTACAAATAACTAATCGTGGAGACGGATATAAAACTCCTCCAACAGTTAGGTTTTCACCACCAGCATCTGGACAAGTTGCAACTGGTATTGCAACAATGATTGGTGGAATTGTTGACTTGTGTGAGCCAGATTCTAGTCGATTTAGAGTTCAAGGGATAGAAATTACTAACGCAGGATATGGCTACACATCTCCACCGACAATTGCTTTTTATGGTGGAAATGGACAAGGTGCTGCTGCAGTTGCATCTATTGGGAGTGGAATAGTTGGAATTATAACTGTCACCAATGGTGGTTCTGGATATGTACAAGAACCAACAGTACAATTTATTGGTTCATCTATGATTTCAGCTCAAGCAAGAGCAATTTTAACAAATGGTGTGGTAACCAGAATTGGAATTGTAACTACTGGAGTTGGATACACACGAGCGCCTATTATACGGATTCAAAATCCATATATGGTTGGATATGGTACTTACTTATACAATGAAACTGTCGTTGGATCTTCCTCTGGTTATACTGCAAGAGTAAAATCTTGGAATGCGGCAACAAATAAATTGGAACTTTCAAATATCACTGGAGATTTTATACCAGGAGAAACACTTGTTGGTTCTGCATCTAGTGCAAGATATGAAATTAAAAAGACAGAAATTGATAGCTTAGTTGATCCATTTGCTCAGAATAAAGAAATTCAAATAGAAGCCAATACGATTATTGATTTTAGTGAAAGTAATCCTTTTGGAACTCCATAGTTTCTAAATAGGTAAATTGTTAAATAATATTATAAGGATTTCCTAACATGTTTGAATATTTTTATCACGAAATAATAAGAAAGACAGTAGTTTCTTTCGGTACTTTGTTTAATGCAATTAGCGTTAAGCATAAAGATGATGCTGGAAATATAAAAAGTTCTATCAGAGTTCCACTATCTTATGGTCCAACTCAAAAATTCTTAGCAAGATTGGAACAAGTTCCCAATCTAAACAAACCAGTTCAAATGAATTTACCAAGAATGTCATTTGAACTGATTGGTATGTCTTATGATACAACAAGAAAGTTGACTACAACTCAGACTTTTTTAACTAGAGATTTAAATAATAATCAAATAAAAAAAGCATATCTTCCAGTTCCTTATAATTTAAATTTTGAACTGAGCATTATGACCAAACTTAACGACGACATGCTCCAAATAATTGAACAAATATTACCATATTTTCAACCAAATTACAATTTAACTGTAGATTTGGTCCAAGAAATTGGAGAAAAAAGAGATATACCTATAGTTCTAGATAATATATCAATGACAGATAATTATGAGGGTGACTATACTGAGCGTAGAGCATTAATATATACCTTAAAATTTACAGCAAAAACATATTTGTTTGGCCCAGTTTCTTCTAATTCCGTTTCAAGTGAAATTATTAAAAAAGTATCTCTTGGATTTGCTGCTGTTGAGGCATCTGGAGTTGCTAGAAGAGATGTTACCTACAGTGTGGAGCCTCGTGCAATTCAAAATTATACTGGAACTGTAACTACTACAGTGGCAAAAGATATAGAAAAATCAGACACATTAATTGATGTGGTTAATGCATCTGGTATTATTTCTGGTTCTTATATTGACATTAATAAAGAAGAATTTTATGTTGAGTCTGTCTCTGGCAATACATTGACTGTGAGAAGAGGACAAGATTCAACTACAATTCTTTCTCATGTATCTGGTTCTGATGTTAAATTAATCACTGCAGCTGATGATTTATTGATAGAGCCTGGCGACGATTTTGGTTTTTCTGGTTCTTTAGATTGATAGGAGGTTGACATGAGAATGACTAAAAAATATAAAAAATTAAATGAAACATTTAATATAGATGATAATTCGGATGAAGTCATTCACCCAGAAATAGCAGAGGAATCCCCAAAAGAAATTGTAACAAAAAAAGAAACTTTAATTGATGATATCAGAAAAGATTATGAGTACACTCGTGGCAATTTGTATTCAATTATAGAAAAAGGTCAAGAAGCAATTAATAATGTCTTAGAATTAGCCCAAGAAACTGATGCACCAAGAGCGTATGAAGTTGTTGGACAGTTAATCAAAAATGTTTCTGATGCTACTGATAAACTTATGGATCTTCAGAAAAAAATAAAGGCATTAGACGAAACAAAACAGCAAAGAGGCCCAACTAATGTCACTAATGCTTTATTTGTTGGTTCAACAGCAGAGTTATCAAAAATGCTAAAGAGTCAGCTAAAAAATGTTAATGGTGATAAATAGAAATAAATTGCTTTTTATTGACTAATAAAAATGAAAAGAATCAACGAAGACCACAAAGAAATTGCTAGTGGTAAGAAAAAAGATGATGAAGGCTATATGGCAAGAATTGAACTAGATTCTATTGAAAGGTCAATAAAAAACCTAAGAAAAGTCATTAAAAATAGTGATACCCAACTTCCTGCTTGGGTACAGTCGAAGATCACCAGAGCAGCAGATTATATTGATTCTGCTACTGAATATCTTCAGGGAGATCAAGAGTTAGATGAAAATAAAGATATTAGTTTTGATATCGCAAAAGATAAAAATATAAGAAGAGGAAATTTAGTTTCAAAGAAATTAACGGGAGAAACACCAGAAGGCGAACAACGAGCAGCGAGTAATATCGCAAAAAAATTGGGAGGGACCGGAGCTGCACTTCCCAAAAAATATGAGCATCTACCTCCATACAAAAGACCAACTCAGAAAGAAGAAAAATCCTTAGTAGATCAAATTCTTTCGGAAATGGGATGTGGATGTAATAAAACAAAAAAAGGAAAAAAGTGTCCTGAGCACGGATATAAAGATTGTTCGTCTATGCACGAAGAAAAAGATCCAAAAGGTCCAGTACAATCATATAAAACTCCAGAAGAAATAGCAAAAAAGCATGGAGTCTCATTAGAGTCAATTAAAGCTCAATTAAAAATGGGAATGAAAGTTGAG